GTTTATGATTCAATTTTAATAATTGAAAATGTTAATGTATTTGATATTGTAATTGAGTTAGAAGTTTATGAAGAGATAAATATATTAGAAGATATAAATTTATTTGATGAATTTGATATAGCTACTGTTTATGATTCAATTTTAATAATTGAAAATGTTAATGTATTTGATATTGTAATTGAGTTAGAAGTTTATGAAGAGATAAATATATTAGAAGATATAAATTTATTTGATGAATTTGATATATTAATTGTTTATGATTCAGTTTCTATAATAGAAAATATTTCAGTAAACGATATTATTATTGAATTAGGAATTGTTTATGAGGAAATAAATATTGTTGAAAATATAGATTTAACATTCATTACTCTTGATGTGAATGTAGCTGTTTATAATGTAGTTGCAATAACTGAAAATATTACTTTAGAAGTATCTTCTACCTATAGTTTATCAGCTATTGAAAACTTAAGTGTTTCTGAAGATGTGAGTTTTGAAGTTGAGAAATGTTTAAATATTTACGATTCAATTTCTATCACGGAAAATTTTTCAGGAGTTTTAATATCACTTCCAATTCCTTTAGTAATAGATGATTCAGTTACTATAACTGTAGATGTTGATGCTATTGTAGTAAGTGATGAATTGTTCCCAAGAATATTCACAGTTATTCCAAGAAAAAGAATATACACAGTTTATAAACCAGTCTTTGATGTAAAATTGGTGGAGGTATAAATGGCTACCGCAGTACAGCAAACAGTTGTAGTAAATGGAGTAACATTATTATTAATGATATTTACTGTTACTCCTAGGAAAAGAATATTTGATAGAAACAAAGAAAATTATAATAAAAAATATGAAGGAGTGACAAGATGATAATTCCTGAATTAACTAAAACGCCTGATGAAAAGTTTGCTATTGGTCTTAAGTATATTGCTCCAGACTTAACAGCAGGAGCAACCTTAAGTTCTTGTGTAGTAACTATATCTCCAACTGAGACAAGTGGTTTAGAAGTTTCAGGAGTTCCTGTTATAAGTGGCAGTCAAGTTTCACAAGTAGTAATGAATGGAGTAGATGCAAGTGAGTATAATGTTATCTTTAAGACTACTACTTCTGAAGGTAATGTTTTTGAAGATACTATTTATGTAAAAGTAAGAAGCATTTAACAAGGGGTGAATTATGAGTGATAAGTACATAACTAGAGCAGAATTAAGGTCAGACCCTTATAAAATTAGCATAGATGATGCTGATAATAAGTACTTAGAAATTTTACAGGGCATAACTTATGATATGATTAACTTGTTTTGTGAGCAAGATTTTGAGCAAGAAGGTGCGGTAGATGATTATAATGAAGAGAAAATAGATGGTACAGGTAAAGATACTATATTTACTCCTAAAAGGCTTTTAACTTTGGAAAAAATTAGGGTGTATTCTCAAACTGATTCCTACACAGATTATACTGCTTCTAATTTTGTGGTAAAGAAAAAATATATATCTTGGAATGTCTATTCAGAGTTGACTGGTTCAGGTAGATATCAGGTTGACAGATTTTCAGAAGGTAATAATAATATAGGAATATTTGGTATTTGGGGATGGTCAGATTATCCAGATGCTATTAAATATTTACAGGGAAAGTTAATTCAGAAAATGATAAATGATAAATCTTTTGCTAATAAATTTTCACAGGAGAAGGTTGGAGATTTTTCATATACTTTAGTTAAAGATGAAGATAGAATTACAGGAGATTTTGAACTTGACTTAATAATTAAAAAATACAGATTATGGAGTGTTTATGGAACTTACTAATATTGAAAAATTTTTTAGTGATAGGATAACTATTTGGAGGTTAGAACAAGGTGACCTTGATAAATATGGTAGTTATGATAAAACTTGGATTAAAAAGTTATGGGATATTAAATGTAGATTATATCCATATAGAGGAAATTCAGAATTTTTAGTTCCTGTAGATGGAATAGAAAGAAGAATAACTCATAAAATAATGTGTAATAGAAATGTTGATGTTCAAGTTGGTGATAAAATAGAGAATGCTAATTTTAATGAAACTTATATTGTAATTTTGGTAAGTAGAGTTCGCGGTATGAGAGATATTAGCCACCTAGAAGTATCTGTTGCATTGACAGAAGGAGTAAGTCAAACATAATGAAACTTTATTTTAGTATAGATGGTGTTGAAAAATTTAAATTTAAAGCTGATATGTTGACAAAAGAAGTACGTAATGAAGCAAAGAAAGCAATGTTTCGTGGTGGTACTTTAATTGAAGCAAGAGCAAGAGAACACCTTGAAGGAATGCATGGTCACCCTCGACATTGGATTACAGGAAATCTAGCAGGGAGTATTCAAGTAAAGGTTGGATGGATTAATCTTTATGAAATAATGGGCGTTATTGGAACAGATGTTCCTTATGCAGTACACGTTGAAGCATTACCTGATGGAGGATATATGTTTCCAGCTTTAATGAATGTTGGCCCAGAAGCTTTGGAATATGTAATATCTGGGATTAAACAAATAATAAAGGACGCACAAAAATGAAAGAAATATATAAAGCCGTAAATACTATATTAATTGGTGATGCTACTTTAGTAAGTTTGGTAGATTATGCACCAGCCAGTCATAAAAATACAATAAGAAGAGGATATCAAACATTTGAATTAAAGAAAGGTTATTGGGATAAGATGGTTGTGTTTTATTTACAACCTGCAATTCTTACTACAGATTTTACAGCACAAATAAGGACGATTCCCTTAATTGTAAGGGTTTATGATAGAAAGGACGATTTAAACGTCGAAACAATAGGAGAGCGATGTATAGCATTATTAGATAGTGCTGATTTAAGTGTTGCAACAAAGATACATGCATATAGCACTTTTTATGATGGTGATTTAATCGCTACTTCTTGGTCAGACGAACTAAAGAGTTATGAAAAAGCTCTAAGGTTTGTAGTAAATGTACATAACAAAGAAGCAAAATCCTAACTTAAAAGGAGGACAGGATGGATGACTATGATCAAGATAATGTAATAATTGGAGTTGGTAAAATTGAAGTGAATGGGGTATCTTTAGGATATACATCAGGTGGTGTAGCTCTTATTAATACAGCAGACAGAATGGATAAAGAGGTAGACCAAAGTTATGCGGCTGTTGGTATCCATAAGATTAGAGAAACATTTGAAATAAGAACTAATCTTGCTGAAGATACACTTGATAATCTTAAGATTGTTTGGGAACAGACAGAGTCAGTAGTGACTGCGTCTCCTACCAGAACACTTTCTTGGGGTATGAATCCAGATGTAGTAGAATATTCTTTGAAATTCTATGGTAAATCACCAGAAGGAAATGATAGAGAATTTTCTGTACATAAAGCAGTTATCTGGGAATCAGGGGAACTGAACCATTCAAGAGATGCTTTATCAGTAATACCAGTAACATTTAGAGTGCTACCAGATACAGATCTGTCAGCAGGAAAAGAGTATGGTGTAATTATTGACACCATTGCTTAATCAATTAAATAGGAGGGTCTATTATGACCGAATCAAAGGTAACATCAGTAACAGATTTTAGAAACAGATTAGCACAACCAAGAAATATTACTACACCTTCTGGTGTGGTACTTAAAGTTAAAAGATTAACAGCGATGGATTATATAAAAGAAGGAATGAATGACATCCCAAATGAATTTTATACCTTCATAACAGAATTAACTAATGGTAATGTTACATTAGATGAATCCAATCCTGAAATCAAAAAGAACTTGGATTTGTTTGAAACGTTTCTAACAATAACAATTGAAAAAGGAGTTTTAGACCCTCCTATGTTAATAAAATGGGATAAAGAAAAAGAAGATACCCATCTATTATTTTCTGAATTATGTGTAGAAGACCAAAAGTTTCTTACAGATAAAATAACTGGGAGATTATCATTGTAATGCAGCAATTTTTTGAAAACAGAAATTTAACTACTATTGTTGATGCTATTGCTCAACGATATAACAAAACACCATATGAAGTTATGTGTAATATGACTATATATGAATTTTGTTTTAATGCAGCAATGTTGGTTGTTGGTAGGATAGAAGAAAATAAAGTTAATAATCCAAAAGTAGCACCAACATCTAGTAATAAAAGAAATTGGAGTAAAATGGGTATAGAAAGAAAGATTGTTAAAAAAGGAAGTGAATAATGGCTTTTGCATTTAGTTCTTTAATGGTTAAGATTGGAGTAAACATTAAAGACTTAACAACGGGGCTTAATAAAGCAACAGGAAAACTGCAAGCGTTCAATAAGAAGAATGGTGCAGCAATGAAACAATTAGGTACTCAGATGTTAGGTATTGGAATTGCAGCAACAGCAGCATCAGCATTAGCAGTTAGGTCTTTTGCTAAATTTGAAGCAGGTCTGACAACAGTTATGACTTTAGTTAATGATGTTAATGGAGATATTAGAAAAGAATTTGAAGAAACAACTAGAAGACTTTCTAAAACCTTTGGCGTATCTACTGATATTCTGCTTAAGTCTTTATTTGATATTCAATCTGCAACTGGTGATACCGTAAAAGCTATGGAAATATATGAAGCAGCAACTAAATTATCAGTAGCTGGTAATGCAAGTATGGAACAATCGACTTCAGGTCTATTAACATTAATGGAATCATATGGGGATTCTTTTACTGGAGCAGCAGATGCAGCAGACTTTTTATTTAAAACACAGGAAAAAGCTAGAGCAACAGTTGGTGAACTTGCTCAAGCAATGGGTTCTTTTTTACCTTTAGCAGCACAAATGGATGTAGATATTGATGAGTTAGGTTCTGTATTTGCACAGATGACAGTAGCAATGGGTAATTCTGCTGAAGCATCTACTGCAATGAATAATATTTTAAAGGCAATGTTAACTCCTACTAAAGAAATGTCAGCATTAATGGCTGAAAAATTAGGGGTAACTGCACAGAGTGCTATTCAAGAAAGAGGAATGGTTGAAGTATTAAAAGTATTATCTAAAGTAAGGAAGGAAGAGTTAGGTACTATTGTTCCAGGTATACGTGGATTAAAAGGTTTAGGTGCTGTAACTGCTAATCTAACTGGTATTGAAGAAGATTTATTAGATATTAGAAAGAGAGCAGGAGCAGTCCAAACAGCATTAATGAAAGTTGAAGAAGATGCAATGCATCAGTTAAGTAAAACTAAAGCAGTGATGGCTGATTTATGGAGAGAGATTGGAAGGTCTTTAGTTCCTGCTGTTTTAATGTTAGCACAAGTACTTAAAGAAACTATGGATTATTTGATTACCTTTAAAGAAGCTTTTCCAAAAACTACAACAGTAATGATTCAATTAGCAGGGGCAATAGGAGTATTATTAATACCTATTGGTTTATTATTAATAGCAATACCTAGTTTAATAACTATGTGGGGCACATTAATATTAGTATTAGCAAAAACAAAAGCAGGTCTTTTAGCATTTGGACCCGCTATAATAGTTATTGTAGCATTAGCAGCAGCATTGGGTGCTTATCTTTATATGACAAAAGAAATTAAAAAGGCAGAAAAAGAATTACAAAATTCACATGAAAATTTAATGGACCAGTTTGCAAAATCAAATGGTAAAGCTGGTAAATCCATAGAAGAATTAAATAAAAGTTATAAACAATTAACAGATGTACAAAGAGCAAAATTAGATGCCGCAGAAGAAGAACAAAAAGCTATTGATAGAATGATAAAAACTGCACAAAAACAAGGGTCATTAAATGATGAACAGAAGACTTGGTTGAGTGAAAAAACTATTGGTATTCAAATGAATGTGAAAGCTATAAAAGAAGAATATCAAGCTACCCTTGATTTAATGTCCGCAGATGAACAATCATTATTTATATCTGAAAAAGCTGCACGAACTAAGGCAGAAACAGCAGAATTAACAAAACTATTGACAGATGAGATGAAAGAGCTAGGTATTTCTTTCAGAGTGGGAGCGACTGATGAAGAACATTTTGCTAATCAAACTGATGGTTTAATTGCTAAGATGAAAGATTTAGGAATGTCTGCTAAAGAAATAGTTGATTCCTTACAAGAACTGAGTGATAATACAAGACCCATAGAAATAAATGTTGCAGGTATAGAAGAATATGCAACTGTTCAAGATAGGATACGTGATTTACAGCAACAGATTGTTCTAAGTGAGTTAACTGGTAATGAACAGAGAATACAATCTCATAAATTTATGTTACAAAATAAGTTGGGAGATATAAATTTATTAGTACAGAAAGAAAAATTATATTTAGAACAACAGTTAATAGGTGCTAAACAATCATATCAAGAATCAGTATTATTTGCCAAGAAAAAATATAAAGGTGAGGAAGATTTACTTAAAGAAGCTTTAGAACAAGCATGGAAATTTTATAATGACCAAGCGGACATTATAGAAGAAGGTTATAATGCTAAAACAAAAGCTTATAAGGCAGAGGGTGCTTTATATGTTGATATAACTGGTGACAAAATTAAAGCTATGACAGATGAAGGAACCGCAGAAGAGGCTCTTGCAGATGTTAGAAAAGCTATAGTTAAAAAAGCAGAGGGAGAACTTGAAGAAGAAGGTAAGAAAGTAAATCAAGTTAAAGAAGAATTACTTGAAGAAGCATTTAAAGATGAAGAAAGATGGACAGATAAATCAGTGGAAAATATAAAGAAAAAAACAAGGGCTGTTAAAGATGCATCAATTGAAGAAGCAAAAGCTAAAGACGATGCTATGAAAGTATCAGCAGATTTAGCTAAACAAGTAGCAGATGAAAGAATAGCTCTTTCCATAAAAATTAGAGATGAAATTCTTAGAAATAATACCATATTAGTAAGTTCTTTTCAAGCATTAGCAAGAGCCGCACGAGCTGCATCTGCAGCAAAAGCAAAAGCAGGAAGTGGGACTGGTTTAGGTGGTAAATCAGAAGGAGAAAATAAAAAATATCATGCTGGTACTTCTAATGTTCCAAGAACAGGATTGTATGAATTGAAAAGAGGAGAGGGAGTTGTTCAAGAAGGTGGAATAATGAGTGGTGGTGGAAGTGTTGCAGCAACTTTAGCACGAGGTAGTAAATCAGGTGGTGGTGGAGTAAATTTAACATTAATAAATCAGATAACTCCCGACTTTATTAATGCAGCAATTGCTTCTGACCCAAACACAATAATTAATGAAATAGGCAAAGATATAGTAAGAGATGGAAAAGTTGGTAGAGCAGTTAAATTTTCTGGTGGAAGAAACTAGACATGAGGTGGACAAATGGTTGATATTGCTTTAAATATATATGATGATATTGCAATGACTGAAGATTTTGGAAGTGGTGCAGTAGATAAATATGAATCTATCACTGTTGCAGAGTTAGTTCTTATCAGTAGGAAGGAAGACTTTAGTAATTTTTTAAGAAGTTATCCTTTTGTACAGATAGTAAGAACCAATTTAAATGTTGTAGGGTTAGGTAGTGGATATAATCAAATTGTAGATTTGTGGGGAGATTCTTTAATGGCTTTTGAGATTACATTTCCAGTAAATAAGTATTCTGAAGCACTTCCTATATTAGAATTTTACCAAAGGAATTATGGTAAGCAAGCATTTTTTACAAATCCTTTAGATAGTGTACAATATAATGTAAGAATTGCAGATGATTCTTATAGATTAACACGTGCCGCATATAACACATATTTTGCCAATATTACATTGGTGGAGGAACCTTAATGAAAACAGTAGTTCATGATTTTATAAGACAAAAAAATATGTTAGGAGAAAAAATAACTCCTATATATTTGTATTCTATAAGATATAATTCTGATACAAATTCTTGGCAACATTGGACAAGTTATATGCGTGATACTACTTTTGATAGTACTGAGTATGAAAGACAAGTTATCAAACATAATGATATCAGAGAAAACGCAAGTGGGATGATTGAATCCGTTAAGTTAACTATTGGTAATGGAGATAGAAGAATACAATATTTATTAAATAATTATAATGGTTTGAAAAAAGCTAAGTGTTTAATTAAATTAGTTTGGCTTGAAAATTTAGATAATACAGATTGTTATTTAGAATATGAGTTTGAAATTAGTAATGGTTCAGCGGATGCTTCTTTTGCAGAATTACATATTGGTTCTATATTAGAAAATGAAAATGCGGTAGTTCCAGGTAGAACATATTCTAGGTATCGTTGTCAAGTAGCAGAATTTAAAGATGCAGATTGTGGATATTCAGGTGCTGAATCTTCTTGTGATAGATTATTTGGAACTTGCCTTGCTTATGGAAATATATCTAGAGTAGGAATGTTTCCAGGAGCACCAATGTCTTTTCCAATAAAAGGAATATAAATGTATACAAGAACTAAAACATGGCAGAACGGCATAATAGAATCAAAGGTTCAATCAGAATGGGAGAATACTATTACCTTTGATTATCCTTGTATTGATATTAGGTTTAATTTAGAAGGTTATGGTTGGAAAGCTAACTCAGATGATGAAAATCTTACAGTACTTTATGAAGGAAGATATGATTTATATTATAGACAAGTAGGAGATTTAAATTGGGAATATTTTACCACAGTTATTTCAGAAAGAGCTGGATATAATGATGATACAGTTTATAAATCTACTTTTGTTCAGCTAGGAGTCGTGCATGAATTAATATATGAAGTTAAAATTATAGCTTCTGATGCAGAAAAGTTTACTAATTGGGGAGGTACATTAGAAGGTATAACTGACTCAAGCCAATTTTGGACAAATTGTTGGATAAGAGCAACACGACCTTTTACCACAATACAAAAAGAATCATTATCTATTACAGAAAATGTATTCATGAGCATAGATGAATGGGATATAAATGTTTATGAATTAGTATCTGTAGGTAGTACTGTAAGAAATCTTCTTATTTTAGATTGGTTCTTTAATATTTATGATGAACTAAGTGTTTTAGAATATCCAATTCTTAGCTTATCTTGGGGGGTTGATGTAAATGATACATTAACCGTAGCAGAAGATTTAACTTTAACATTATCTACATTATCATTTTCTGTATATGAAACATTAGAAGAAGTTCTTGAAGCACCTATGGGACATGAACCAACTATTAATATCAATCCTTATCCTTTATCTCCACCTCTTGACCACACACTTGTTTTTGAAGATGTAGATTTGTTTGATGAATTTGATATTGCTACGGTTTATGATTCAATTTCTATAACTGAATTTATCAATCCTCAGGATATTGTAATAGAGTTAGGAATAGTATATGAAGATATAACAATAGTTGAAGATGCAGAACTTACAGTTATATTAAATGTTACTGTTTATAATGCGGTATCTGTTACAGAAGATATTAATTTCTTAAGAATTTATGTAATTGAAGGTTGGGATACAATATCAATTATTGAGAATATAAATATATTTACAGACCCTCAATTAAATGTTTATGATGAATTATTGGTTGAAGAAAATATAACAATAAATGGTGTTTCTAATATTGATGTTTATGATGAATTATTAGTTGAAGAAAATGTTACCGTTCATGATATTGTAATAGAGTTAGGAATAGTATATGAAGATATAACAATAGTTGAAGATGTGCTAATAGTTCCAGACCCAGTATTTGAAGTATATGAAACCCTTTCAGGAACTGTATATGATACTGATTGGAAATTAATGTTACACATGAATAATGATTCAGTTGATGCATCTTCTTATAATATTACACCTGATACAGATACTCCTGCTAATGTTAATGTTGGAAAATTTGATAATTATAGTAAAAATTTTAAGAGTGTAGATAGTGATGAAATAGAATATGCGGGTATAGTAAATGCTAGTAGATATAATATTTGTAGTGAAAAAGTTGGAGCTTATACTATTGATTTTTGGGTTTTAATGTCTGATACAGTTGCGGCTTCTGGTGGACTTATAAGTAATTATTTAGGTAATAATGGTCAACAACAAGCTTGGTATATTACATGGAATGGAACTGATGAAAATCTTAGAATTTATCTTTGGGGAGCAAATGGTCCTGGTGGTGCAGCATCTGCAAATGGTACTACTATAACACAAAGTGTTTGGCATCATATTGCTTGGGTAAGAAAAGGAATTGAACATGGTGTTTATCTTGATGGTGTTCAGGTACTTTATGATTCTTGGGATGATTATTCTATTGAAACAAGTCCACAGGCTAGTACTCAATTTAATATTGGTTCTATATGGGGTTCTGGTAATTATACAGGTTTAATGGATGAAGTAAGATTAATAAAATCTAATCCTTTTAGTGCTAATCCAAATGTTGGTTTAACAGATACAATTACTGTTCCTACAGAAGCATATACAATACCTTCTGTTCTTGAAGTTGTTACAATTGAATATGACCCTGAGTTTGATATTTATGATTCCGTTGTTATAGTTGAAGATGTAAGTTTAAGTTATGATGTATTTGATATTGAAACAGTTTATGAGTCTCTTTCTATTGAAGATAATTGGAGTAATGTATTTTTACTTTTACACTTCGAGACTGATGCAATGTATGATAGCTCAGTTTATGACCATACTCCATATATGTATGAAGCAGATAGAGACAATAGTGATGAAAAATGGGGTTCTGGTTGTTTATCTTTTACTGCGGGAGGTGGGTATTATGCAATTCCAAGACATCCATCGTTTGCAGTATTTGATAGTTTAACTACTGATTATACAATTGATTATTGGGTAAAGAAAGATGGAACACAACCAGGAGCACAACATATAAATTTTGGGAACCATAATAATAATCAATGGAGACTTTATACTTATAACACAACTCCTGGTGCGGGTCATAGGATTATAGTTTATAAAGATAGGGCAAATATTTTTGATATAAGTGGTGGTGATATAAATGATACTGATTACCATCATTTTGCTATGATAAAAGTTGGGACGGATATTGGATTATACATAGATGGTACTCAAGTTGCTTATGGCTCACAAGATTTTGTTATGCCATATGAAGATATGACAGGAGATATGTGGCTTGGTAGCTTGCAGGATGCCCGTGCTGGTGGAGCTAATAAATGGATTGATGAAGTAAGAATAATAGGTTCAAATATATTTAGTGCTTCACCTGTTGTTGGTGTATCAGACCATATTTCTATTCCTACAGGTGCTTATAACAATCCAACAGAAAGTTTAATTGGTATACTAATAGATATGGATGGTGCTTTTGTGTATGACCATTATAAAACTTACGATACCGCAACACTTGAGGTGGTGGCTGAATGAGCTTAGATACTTTATTTGCGATGTTGACAAGTTATTCTGGATTAGATAATTCTTTAGTTTCTGTTCAGGAATGGGACTTGGAAGAAAGTAATACATATAATATTGATGGTGCTAGAATGACAACAGATATTGATTCTAGAATACCTATAGTTTATGGTAGGCATTTATGTCCTACTAAAATGATAAATTATTTTGTTGAAGAAGGAGAGAATGAAACTCTTGCAATGTTGTTAGGTGTATGTGAAGGAGAAATTGAAAGTTTAAGTAATATAAAAGTTAATAACAGTCCTATAGAAAAATATTATGGTGAAGATGCTAATGACCCTTATGGTGAGAATGCAGAAATAACAGTTAAAAAAGGCACTGTGGGTCAGGAACCCATTGAAGGTTTTAATGATATTCACCTTGTACAACCTATTGACCAGGAGTTATCACAAGGAACACCCTGGGAGTATACACTTAGTATTACCACAGCAGAAGCTTTTAAAATTACCTTTACAATAGACAGTTTATATCAAACTAATGATGCAGATGCTATCCTGTCTTGGTATGTATCCCTACAAATAGAATATAGACAAGTAGGAGACACTACTTGGATTCATGCAGGTATACACGATTTTAATAAAAAGACACAATCAGTATTTCAAAGATATTTTAAATCAGAATATTTGACAGCAGGAGAGTATGAAGTAAGAGTAACTAAAGTTTCAGAGGACCCTGATTCTACTCATTTTGGCGTGGTTACTATTCAAGAAATAGATGAAATAAGAACACAGAATTTATCTTATCCTTCTACAGCTTGTTTAGGGATAAGATTAATAACAACAGAAGCAATAAAAAATGTTACTTGTATAGTTACAGGAACTAAAGTAAGAATTCCAGATGTTAGAGATTATAGTGGAAATAGAATTCCTTGGGAAGATTATTATTATGATGGAACAGAAGAAGTATTTAAAAGACTTTCAAATAATGGTAGATTAGAATGGGATAGTACATATTATATTGGCTGGTCTGGAAACAATGCATGGTGTTTAAGAGATATGCTTTTAGCAAAAAGGTATGGATTAGGTAAATGGATAACAAGTAGTGACCTGAATGAAGCTTCATTTTTATCTTCTGCATTATATTGTGAAGAAGGTGTTTTAGGCCTTAATGGTAAAATGGAAAAGAGAATGAGAGTTGATATTGTTCTTGATGTTCCAAAATCAGCACCTGAATCTATTTATACTTTATGTAATACTTTTAGGTGTATACCTGATTTCTCATCTAATAAAGTTAGGATAATAATTGAGAAGGCAGAAACAGAAACATTTCTTTTTAATACAACAAGCATAGTACCAAACTCATTTACTATAGATTATATATCTGATAAAGCTATTCCAAATGTTTTAAATTTTGTCTATGCAAACAAAGATAAAGAGTATAAAAGAGATACATATCCATTGACAGATATCGCCTCTATTCAAGCAGGTGATGCTTTAAAAGAAAGAGATTTTCAATTTATAGGTATTTCTAGGGTATCACAAATACTAAGGGAAGGAAGAATATTATTAAATAAGTTAAAAACAAATATAACTCCTATAAGTTTTACTACTTCTTATGAAGCATTTACTGCACAGAAAGGTGATGTATTTAAATTTCAGCATGATTTACCTGGTTGGGGCGAGGGTGGTCGTTGTGCTATTGGTTCTACAAGTACTAATATTATGCTTGATAAAGGGGTGTCTTTAGATGCAGGTAGAACTTATGATATTACTATTCAACATTTAGCAACAGATGTAGTAGAAACAAAAACTATAACAACAACTTGGGGAAGTCATACAGAAGTAGTAAGTGGAGCTTTTAGTTTTGTTCCTGATAAATATGATAAGTGGGATATTTATATTCAGGGGACAGATAAAAAATTCAGGGTTGCTAAAATAGCTAGAAAATTTAATGGAACAATAGATGTTGCAGCAGTTAATTATGATGCAGATAATTATGACCCAACTAATATTGATACTCCTGAAGATGAATTTAAATATATCACTTTAGAAATCCCGCTTGTAACTAATTTAAAAGCAGTTGAGCAGGCTACATTATTAACAGATGGAACTATTGATGATGTAATATTAGTTTCCTATTTGAGACCTGTTCAAAGTTCTAGATATGTAAAAGTACCTAGAGATTTTGAAGTCCATATTTCAGATGATAATGGAATTTCATGGGAGTTTATTGCAAAGACTGATAAAGAAACTGTAACTATTAAACAGCCTTTTGAAGTTGATAGAAGATATACAATAGCAGTTGCTACAGTTACAACAGATGGAGAAAGAACAGTACCTGCAACAAGTCCACAATATTCTGTGACTATTGAAGGGTGGAGAAAACCACCAGCCATTGTTACGGGATTTACATATACTTTCAAAGATGAAATAAAATTAGATTGGGAGAAAAATGCAGAAACAAATGTGGCAGGATATGAAATAAGAACAAATAATGATAACTGGGGCTCATTGGATTCCGATTTTGTATGGAGAGGGCAAACTAATTCTTATACAATTGTAAGGCCTACTGCTAGAGCAGGAATAGTATATTATATACGAGCTTATAATACAAACACTGTTTATGCTGTATCGTCTGGTACTGTAACTCCAATTAATCCAGCTCCTGAAGCACCAACTTTAATTTCTTCAGACTTATTTCAAAAAGTTTTTCTTGCATGGGATGATTCTACAGATGTTGATTTAGTTGGGTATCAAGTATGGCAAAATTCTTCTAATGTTTGGACGGGTGAAGAAGATGGAGATGAAACTTTAATTAATAAAGCCCAAGGTACTTCAGTAGTTTTACCAGTTCCTTTTGACCCAACATATTTTAGAACAAGAGCTTATGATAAATTTGGAGTAGGAAATTGGTCAAATGTTGTTTTGGTAAATAAATTACAATTAGATGGTGCTAGCTTAGGTGATGGAATTATTAATACTGTACATATTGGAGATGATACTATTACTACTCCAAAACTTGTAGCAGGAGCAATAACAGCAGGGAAGATTGCAGCATTAGCTGTAATAGCAGAAAAAATTGATGTGGCTGAATTATCTGCTATATCTGCTGATTTAGGTTATATTAATGCTGGAACAATAATTGGAGCTTGTATAAAGACTTCAGAGCAAGACCATAGAACAGAATTGAATAATGCAGGACTTTCTTCTTATGATGCTGATGGTAATCTTGCTATAAAATTACAAGATGGTCAGTTGTGCTTAATTGACCCTTTAAATCCAGATTTTTATTCTTGTTTAGATGCGGGTGCATTAACATTTCACACACCTTATGATACAGTTCCTTATTTGAAAAGAATTGAGAGTGGCACAGCAGATGCAGGCGGAACTATTACACTTTGTCGTTGGTATGAACAGCCTCAAGTAACAGTTGGAATAAATAGATTGACTTCTTATGATGTATCAGCATGTGCATCGAATCAAGAATGGTGTTTATATTATGATAACTTGGTTCAGTTTGATAATGGTGGAGCAGATTTTGGATGGACTTTTGATGTGCATTCCAAGTTAGTTGTAGCAGGAGGTTCTTATGATGAGATTATTTATTTAGATGCCTTTGATGTATGTGAATGTACACATGACGCTACTTGTCAGATTTTGGTAAAAGATATGTTTCAGTTATGGTGTCATAGTGATGCACCTGATACTTATAAATATGGTACAATGTGTTATGAAGTAAGATATAGATGTTTAGGTTGTGGAGTTTGGTGTGGAACTTGTTTTAGCTATACTCAACCTCATTCTTCTGAAGCTAGAATAAAAGAAACAAATATAATTTGTCATACTATGAATCTTACCACAGGAAATTGTTGGGAAGTTTCTATGCATTGTGTTTCTTTAGCTTATAGTAATAGTGGAATAGTAAGTGGTAGTTCTGCTACTTGTTTATGTTGCTATACATATCCTGTAGACTGTTCTTATTATACACTATGTACTTTATATTCAAATAAACCTTTTAATTTATGCCAATGCTCAGGACAATTACATAAATGTTTAGAAGATTATAAAAAAGTTTTAGACACTAGCACAGCTTATGGAAATTGGGACAATAACCAACATCCAGTTTGTGAATCTATAATAACAGCTTATGTAAAAGATGGCCAGTATGATTTAAAATCATCAAGTGCTATTTGGTCCACCTGTGCGTATGTTTGTGCGGTGGCTTGTTATTCTGGTGATACCTTCTTTAGTGATTGGAGATGTGTAGTTGAGAGAGAAAGGTATTGCTGTGTATTTGCTTCAGGAATAGTTCCAACATGGGTTGTTTGTTCTACATGGAAAACAAAGTGTTTTCAAGAATGTTATGAATCTTATGTTTGTATTGATTTAGCAGTAGTTTGGCCTTCAATTGGTACCTACACTTCTATAGGAATAAATCTTGCTTGTTTCTATGGTTCAGTAGATACGTGCCAACAGATTTGTTATAAACAATGTTGTGTTTGTAATTGTATTTGCTGTTACTGGTATACTTGTGCTTGTGGCACTCCCGATTCTTGTGTTTATTATAAATATTATTCTATGACAGATACGATTGATACAGAAACAGTCCTTGATGGTTCAGGTTTAATTAATTATCTAGCTTTATCATATAGTTAAGGAGAAATTATGCTTGACTTTTATCTAAATATATTATATTATAATATAAATAATAAACAGGAGGTAGAAATATGACATCTCGGAATCAAAGCTCTATTAAAGATGCAGACACTATTGTTCTATGGGTTAACGGTGGAATAGGAAAAAATATAATGGCAACTGCCGTTGTAAGGAATATCAAAAAGACCTATCCAGATAAAGATTTGGTTGTCATGGCAGGATGCCCTGACATTTTTCTAAAGAATCCAAACATAAAAAGAGTATTAAGATTAGGAAATTCTTTTTATTTTTATGAAGATTATATCCTTAATAAGAAAACTTATATTATTAATGTAGAACCATACCAACATTTTGATTATATCTATAGAAGAAAACATTTAGTTGAATGCTGGTGTGAATTAGCAGGTGTTACATGTGATAATATTTATCCTGAAATGTTCTTTAGTGAAAAAGAAAAGAAAATGGCACAATTATATCTAGATAAGTTTGATAATGATATGATTATTATTCAGCACTGTGGTGGAATGAATCCAAAAGATAAAAGTGAAAAAGAACAGATAACAGCAAACTCCTCAATGTATAGAAGAAATCTACTACCTACTACTATACAGTCTGTATCGGATAAAATTATCTCGCAGGGTTTTATGATAGGTTCTGTGCAAAGGGAAAACCAGTTTTGTATATCTATGGCTGAGAAAATACAATTCCCTGTTAGGGCTATTATTGCACTCCTTCCTTATGTCGCAGGAATTATTGCCGTTGACAGTTTCCTCCAACATGGTGCAGCTTGCTTCAAGAAAAAATCTTTAGTATTATGGGGAGGAACTAATCCTAAAGTATTAGGATATGATTGTCATTTAAATATAACTAGAAATGCTTGTGATAATCCTATGTGTCATCGACCAAATAGTTTCTTATTTGATATGGAACCAACTGGTTTTATGTGGGACTGTCCACATAACGATA